CCTCCCATAGAAATTGTTACAGACTTACTTGTCATAAGTCTTTTAACCCAACCGTTGCCATCCATAGGATTCCACTCCTCGATACCATTATCGAAGGAAATACTAAGAGATTCAGCGTCTTTAACAGTCTTCCCATCAAGCGCAAAGGTTATTCGATTGACCGGAGAGACTCCTGTATATGTTGTATCAGACATTTTCAAACCTCCTTACTATATACAACCAATACATTTATTACAAACTCCCAAATACCATAATCATCTGTACCTACACTAATAGGCTCAGCGTACTTGGGCTGTAAAATGCAATTAATACCGTTAATATCTATCTCCTTATTATCAAACAAGGAGTACACTTCATTAGCAAGCTGTTCTGATTTAGCATAATTCTTGCTACAATGTACCAGTAGTTTAATGCCCTTGCGATCATAACTCTTAAGACCACCTATCGCAGTATGGCTTTCAGCTTCAGCATTGTAGACAGCAATTGCATTTATATTATCTACATTGTTACCGCCACCATAGAGCTTGCCTACATATACAGTGCATTCACTATTCATTTTTTCTATATAGTCTGCTATATAATCTAAGCTCAGCATAATTAAACTCCTGTCAACTTCTTGTACCTAGTAATAAATACCTTCTTGGCAAAGTCCCTCTTAGTACCGTCAATCCAATCTTCAAACCACTCGCCCCTTGCGTTAGGGTTATTAATAGTCTGAAAATTAAATTCCGGATGAAAATATATCTTTCTGGCATAAGGCGTATCAGCTATAATACTTGCCTTACCCTGAGAGCTTTTCGAAGTATCAATAAATGTGCTTTCATTCTGTAAAGCACCACTGTCAAAAGGTATCACCTGGGCTTGAATAACATCAGTCTTAACAGCTTCAGCCGTTTGCTCAAGTGCCATAACAGCAGACTTATCAAGCGATTTAAGCACCGAATTTTTAATTTTCACTTTAAACTTAGCCATTAAATCAGCTCCAACTTCCAGTGGTGTATACTTCCATCTGGGTTTCTTATGCCCTTACAGGTATACACCTTATATTTAGTTTCATAGATAGCAAAATCGCTATCTATAACATTCAAGAGCAACTGACCGCCATCAATTAGTGCCGTAGCCTCAATCACAACAATTTTACGCTCCTCTGTAAGTATTCTCTTAGTCTTCTGAGTAAACTTACACTTAAGTTCAAGCTCTTTTGTATCAGCCTCGCCGTACCTATTAACCTTCCCGTTTTGCAGATACAGCTTACATGGCGTGTTATAAAAGAGTGTCGGCATCGGTGGTACTTTTTTAGGTATGTACATAGCTAAAGCCTCCTACACATTAAGCTTGTCTGCTTAAGACAGCTTAAAACTCTGCTATCTACACCCATACTAGCTGCCGAACCGCTCTTATAGCTTACAGAGAAATCCTCAACCGAAATACTGTCTATACCATCGGCATCAACACCATATTTAGCATAATACTCACACTGATACCTGCATGCCATTTCGACCAACTCCCTCTGAAGCTCAGTAAGATTTTCAAAGCCCACAGCTACAATACGATTGAATGTAAGCTCATTTATCTTTGCCGTAGCAGCCAGTAAAATAGCAGCATCATCGTATTCACAGTAATAGGTCATTTTCATCACCCTTATTCGTTATCAGCTCTGTGCAGGTGTTGTAGCAATCTTAATACCCGGTAACTTATTCTCAAGAACAAACAGGTCACCGTACTTCCTAATCTGATAAATCCAGTTATCAGCTGTGCGACTGTCACTACCCGGAGCAAATGCCTTCATATAGGCATACTTGTCTCTGGCAATAACAGCTGATGGATGTACAAGAATCATACCCATCTGCTTAGCATCACCGGCAGGAACAAAGCCATCTGTAAAGTCATACTCGGTCTTCATCCTACCGCTTGGGACACCTACAATCTGTACCTTACCCAGCTGCTCAATGGTTGTCTCGACTACTCTATCCTTAGCTGTAAGCTGTCTGTTAAGTGCCTTATTAATAATCTTCTGATATGTCGCTGTCACATAAAGGATACGACCATCTTCAGGCACTCCATCGTCATTCATTGCCGCTGTCATATTGTCAAACCAGTCCATTACCTCTGTAACGCTTGCTTCAACCTCATTAGCAGTTCCCTTAAACTTAGTTGTATACTCAGAATAAAGCTTAGAGAGTCGGTAAGCATCCCACTCAGGAATAGCCTGCTCCTCCTCAAACTGGTTTTGAATATTGGCAATAGATAAGATTGCATTTGTTTCGTCTACATCCATCGCATCAATAATAAACTCTGCATCTCTATCATGTGCTAAAGTCATAAGCTCAAAGCTGTTACCAAAGGAAGTTGAATTATATGCTCCTCCTCTTGTATGGTCCTTAAAACCACCAAGTGTAAGCTTAGGAATCTTGATTGTATTAGCGTTAACAAAGGTGATACCCTTATTAGACTGTGTTAACGCATAGGTCTTAGACTCAGCAGCATACTTCTTATCAAGCATTGTACTAAACTGCTCTACATAGTTAATAGCCATTTATCTCTCCTCCTCACTCAGTCTTTACACCGAAAATACCGGCTAATGTATCATTTGTCGCCGTCATTTGACTAACACCTGTCCCGCCGTAGCCGAACTTAATAGGTTCTGCATTACTCTCAAAAAGGTCTGAATAATCTTCCTTAAGCTTAAGATACTGCTCGTCAAGTCCTGTAACAGTGTTATCATCGCCTACTGTTAACTTCTCTCTGTCAATCTGTCCCTCAATAAGTTTCCTGTACTTCTCCGGCACAGCAGAGAGCTTAGAGGTGATAGCATTATCAACCACAATAGCCTTAAGCTTAGCAGCTGATTCAGCCTTAAGCGCTTCAATAGTCTTGTCATATTCAGCAATCTTAGTCTTATAGCCTTCTACATCTACACCGTTATAGCCCTTCAAGGTCTCGTTTGCAGCATCAAGCTGCTGCTGTAAGCTACTGTTCTTAGTCTCTAGCGGCTGTTTAGCCGCTGTAATCTCCTCAGACACCTTGTCAAGTATCTGCTTAGCCTCATCATCAGACAAGCCGAAGCCTGTTAAAAAATCCTTTTTCATTCTGCTACTCCTTTCTATAATTTTCATATATAATTAACAGCAAAGGAGAGGAAAAGTTATATTTTTGCGCAAAAAAATAAGACAACCATTTCTGATTGTCTTTTTGAATTATTTATTTTTATTACATTCTCGGCCAACTTTTTAGCTCAGAGTTTTCTTTTTCGGCATTTTTCAAATCTTCATTGATTTCCTCATCGGTCCAGCCATCGTACTGATTTTTACGAGGACCTTCATAATAGCCGTTTATTATTTCGCTTTTTGCCATCATAGCTCACTCCAATCTATTCCGTACCGTTCCTTGTAGTAATTCAATGTTTCTTCTATTGCTTCAATCTCATTATATCCTTTTTTTATGTAACTGTCAACATATTTGTCAAATGAATTGCTTGTAAAAGGTATGTCTCCAACTCTATATGTAAACACTTTGCCATTGTGACAAACCACTACGCCTATTTTGTAACCATTAGCTCCTGCAGAACCAAAATCTGAACCTGTAGGCGGATTGTTTGTTGGGTGATTATGTATACTAATCAATCTACCTTTTGAAAAACTTTGTAACTTTTTTTGTATTTTGTTAGTATATTTAACCCCATAATCAGTCTTACTATTTGTTATACTTCCAAACAACTTACCCGTTAGTGAATCTATTAAATATAAATCCTCCTTGTTTGTCTTATTTCTATGTGTGAGTATTGCTTTTGAATACTTATATAAACTATTATTTAAGCTTTTATCGTTTGTTATATTATCAAATTTTGCCTTATATTCTGCTGAATTCAAATACTCTAAATCTACCTGATTATTGTTATCAGCAGTTTTTCTTTTGCTAGATATGCCACTTTCATATATCTTAGCCTTCCGCTCATACGCCTTAGCCTTTTTCTTAGCCTCTACCTTATTCGTATCATCAAGCGCATATTTAGATACTCTATTCCACCCATCAGCCTCATTTTGGCAGAGCTTAACCTTCTGTTCCTCCTTAGTTAAACCCTCTTTTTGTGGTTGATTCTGCGGTATTAGGCTACTTGTTTCTAGCACACCGGGCATAATATCTACACTGTTTATCTCTGTTGCCTGTTCATCTGGTAGCTCGTTAACATCCTCAAAAAAAGTGCTTAAGGTATGCTTACAATTTGGATGAAAAGCCCCGCCCTCAATAGCCTTACTAAGGAGCGTATATCCCTTAGATTGATATTGACCTATATACTTATCTGACGGATGCGAATACACATCATCTATGTATACCTTACCCTGATAAGGCAAGCATTTAGGTGAACACTGTCCATACCTAGACATATAGACAAGATGCTCACCCCAATTATCACGCATTGCACCCTCACCCGTTAAAAAGGCTCGCTTATTAGCCGTCCTTATAGCCATTTCTGCATATTTAGCCACATCAACCAAATTACCGTTACTGTACCTTATGCAATTTATACCACGCTTGTAAAAATCCTGTGTAGCTAAATCTATACACTGGTTAACAGTCTTTGTACCTGTAGCAGCATACATTTCGGCATCAAAAATAACCTTGCGATAAACATCATTAGTCTTCCTGAGTGTAGCAGTCTGAGCTTGGCGCATATCACTTTGTACTGAGTTAATCAAACTCTTTATTTTTCGTTCATTAATCTTAAAAAAGTCACTACTAGAGCCTTTAGCCTGTGCAAAGTGTCCTAAGCTAATAGCCTTGTTGACTTCCTTGTCAACAAGCTTAGCACCCTCTTCAAACTGCTCCTGCATGATGCTATCTATGTCTTCGGATATACGGCTATCGTAGCCCTTTAATATGGACTTATTCTCTTTAATAAACGATTGTAAGCTCTTAGCTTTTTCAGCCTGCCACATTGACCACTTAAAGCCCTCAGCCTTTTCGTCCTGCTTATGTCCGGAGAGGTTTCTTGCCATATTTGCCATAAGGTCATTTTCAATTTCTCCAAACAACTTTGCTACATCATACTTGCTATAGTCGCTATAAACTTCAGTGCTGTAGTTTTTACTCATCTAACAGCTCATCCCCTGCCTTTACACTCAAATCATCGTCAGTATCAATAATGCCCTGCTCCTGCTTGAGTCTGCTTACCTCCGCTGCCTTTTCTGCATCAGTAAGTGTATCACCGTATAGCTCGTTAACACACATTTCAATACTCATTATGCCCTTAATATGGGCATCACCAACAACGGCAACAACATGGTCAAAGTCACTGCTTGCATACTCGCCAAAACTAACGGACACATTGTATTCTCTTATTGGCTTACCATTAATAACATTCACAGTATTAAGAGCTACACCAATAAGCTCTGTTATCACATCAGTCAGAGCTGCCACAATTTTGCCTCTTACGTGACAAGTTATTTTCTCCTTCTCTCGCTGACTCTCAGCGTTATCCGTCTTCTTAAGGTCTATGCCTAAGGTAGATGGTGATATAACACCCTGTAATAGCATATCAAGAAAATTAGCATATGAATTTACATAAGCATCATAGTTAATATCAGGCTGTATTACCTGTATCTGCTCCGCTATGCTTTCGCTGTCCTGTGAGTTAATAGTTACAAATTCGTCATCGTATTCAAAGCCCATAGTAGATAGCTCGCCTGTCTCTTTATTTCTAGGTATTAATATCTCAGGAATATACTTTTTTACCCTACCATTACGCACGGCATCAAGCCATTGTGATGCCACCTCATCAATAGCATCTGCCTCCTCAACCTTGTTATCAAACAGTGCCATACCTCTGTTTTTATACATTGCAGAATCAAATATCTTAAACTGCACGGCAAGCATAATACTATTATCAAAATACACATCCTTAAGCTCGGCGGTCTCCTCAAGCAAATCAAGCTCTACTTTATTGCCGTTTGCATCATACAGCTCGTATTTAATGTAACCATAACCATATACCTCTGCAAGCCTATATGCCTTCTTGTAGGCAAAAATATCAGTAAAAAATATAATTTCTGTAAGCCTGCCTCTCTTGTATTTATAATCCACATTATCAGCAGGAATAAAGTCTATTATCGGTCTATTAGATATAGTACTGTCAAAGCTCAGCTTAAAAGCACCGTCACCTGTAACAAGCGTTTCTTTAACAGCTTTCTCTATAAGCTTATTAAACTTGTTATCTTTTGAGATAAACTCCCACAGCTCTTGACCATCTTCATCTACGGATATAGAGTTGAGGTCGGCACATACAATGTCTGTATACCTGTCTATTACAGTGCCTATGTAGCTTAAGTGTATCTTCCTAATCTTCTTGTTAGCAACACCTGCCCAAAATCTGCCACCGCTTACAATGCCGCTGAGCTGACCGAAAAACTGACTAAGCTCTACTGCATTACCACGGTATAATATCCTGTTTTTTAGCACATTAGTTGCCTGTGTCATTTCCTCAGTGACGGAAAAAGTTTGTTCAACCGCCGGCTGTATATTAAATATCTTAAGAATTTTCCTTTTGATTGCATCAAATACGCTCATAATATTTACCTCCAAATTAATTGCACCGTCTCTGCTACTCCTGTTATTGCATCCTCCGCATCATCGTGTAGGTTTTTGCCCTCTCGCTGATAGTTGACTAAGCTGTTATAAAACTCCGGCCATATATTATGCCACCCGGTCGGGAAATATATATGTTCCATAACCCAACTTGATTGCGTTAAAATCCTAGTTTGCTTATTCTTGCCCTGATGAAAGGTTCTTATAATCGTGTAGTTGTTTTGCATTTTGGCTTTTACAGCTCTTGCAAAGCCTCTACCACCGTTATTACTCTCTATCCTAGCCTTGTTTACCTTAAAGCTAAACAGAGCATTAGCAACAGCTCTTTCTGTTACCTCCATCGGCTCCTTAGTATATATAACATCAAGTATATAAGCCTCCTGTCTATACACACCAAATATAATATTACATAGGTAGTCGCTACCTGTATCGGCTGTATCTGTATAGCTCAATATCTCTGTAAATAATGAGCTACCCTCATCATCAACAGGTAGATGGTCATACACCTTAAAGCTTGTATATAATTGCCCCTTAAGGTCAATAGGCTGCTGATCATAGTTAGCTGCTACTATCTCAGGGCTTATAAGCTTTTTCTTTGCTACATAATCCTCGTAGTTAAGTATCTCATCACAAAGCATTTTACCATTGTCACAAGCTGCAAATGATATATGCTCTATATCCTCAGCTCTATACTCCTTTAACAGCTTTCCCGCTAGATCATCTGTTGCCCATCTTGTCATAATGATTATAATTTTGCCCTTATCCTCAAGCCTTGAAAGCATAGTGTTAGTAAACCATTCCCAATGCTTTTGCTTGGTCAAGGCATTATTAGCCTCTTCGGCATTTTTAATAAGGTCATCAACAATAATGATATTAGCACCAAAACCTGTTGCCGTACCGCCCGGAGAGGTAGCAAGGTAATTATTATAACCACCCTCTAAGCTCCACAAATTCATAGCACCATCACCACGCTTAATCCGAACATCCGGGAATACATCCGCAAACACAGGCTTTGTTATATCTGCCTTTACCTCACTTATGCCTCCTCGTACATTCTTAGAGAACATAGTTGACAGTATCTCATTGTATGAGCCTGTAATAATCTTCAATCTATCATTCTTGCCAAAACACCACTCACAGAAGAGAGAAGCTGTTCGGGACTTTCCGTGTCGAGGCGGCATATTAATAATAAGCACCTTCTTATCATTCGTGACAAAGTCCTGCATCGTATCACACAGCACGTTCAAAAATACTCTGTCCTTCTTGTAAAAATCGGGTGCTTTAAGATTGCAATATGTAAAAAAGTTTCTGCTTGCCAGTTCGATTTTTGCATATAACCTAATTAGCTCCCTATTCATCGTTAATCAGCTTCCTTAACTCGGCTTCTGTTAAACTCTTGTACGGATTTTCAACCTCTCCGCTTATTTCAATCTTATCAATGCCCTTAAATCCTGTGCGGTCAAGTATATCTTTTGCCGCCGAATATCTTACATTTTCGTTATTGGCATTAAGTAACTTCTTCATTGTACTTAATGCGTCATGTGATAAATATTTTAGATTATTATTAACCTCTTGCTCGTAAAGCTTAGCAAATTCACTATTCTTTTTCCAATTAGTTACGGTTGCCTCAGACACCTTAAGTACCTTAGCAATATCCTTTTGCAAATAATCCCCCGAAGCAAGCATTTTTGCTGCCTTCATCTGCTTTTCATTAAGCATCATAACACCTCCCATCAGCTAAAAAAAATTCAATTGTATATATACAATTAACAATTTTTCTCAAGATAAATACATATCTTTTCACAGGCTTTTTTATACTCTATGTTTATCTTTGGCTTAGATAGGTGTAGCATAGCCGCAACATCACGCTGCTTATATCTACCCGAAGACAGCAGCCTTACAATCAATGCTTGTTCTTTGCTTAAACCACAATTAGCGATGGCTTTTTTTATATCCATCGCTAATATTCTCACATCTTCAGATGCTGAGCTACAGTATTCGTTCATAATTGGTATAATCTTCTTAATGTTCCCGGTATTATATTCAATGTCAATCAATATTCTACATCCTCCTTATACTCAACAAATACAATGTTTCTCTTTTGAGCTTTTTTAGCCTTATTTATGTTATAAAAGTGTTGTTTAATTCTCATCCACAGCAGAGAGTTAAATCCAAGCTGTTTATACCTGTCTTTTATCTCCAATGTTTCAAGGAGGACAATGAAGCATTCTTGCATATAGTCATCAATATCCTGTACAGGATAATATTTTCTGAGGTAGGTGTTAAACTTAGGCTTGTACTTCTTGTACAGTACCTCAAACTCTGTATCGTTCATTGTCCTCCTCCTTCACCATTTTATGCCTTTATGTATCACTCTGTAGCGTCTGTTCCACTACCTCTTCCAACAGCTCCGGGTTATCGTGGATGATACCTGAACTCAACTTTCCTCATTTTCGTCGTCCCAATCTAACCGTTGTCCGCAGTTGCCGCAATAGTTGGTTTTGCCGCATCCGTCAATAAATGCCGCATTGCACCTAGGGCAACGATAATCGCCCACTAAGGTGGTTTCCCTCTTGAGCTTCATCGGTGTATGTTTCACTAAAACCTCTTGTTCAAGCATTTCATATAGCTCCTTGCCCTCTCGCTCTAAGCCTGATATCAATTTGTCGAGTAGCTCACCCGGTGAAACAAAGTGAACTTCTAGGTTGTCTATGCATTCATATTTGTCAAGCTGAGCAAATTCATACCCATCCTCACCAAACTCTGTACCTGCACCGTTTTGCAGGTTTCTGTATTGCAAACCACCCTTTTCAGACAGATACATATTGTCGTGTACATCCGTGCCTACAATATGCTCGTGTCCCGTTTCCTTATACTTCACAACAATCAATGGTATTTTCATTTCTCTGTCCTCCTGTTCCAATTTTTTGCCGCCCATTCTCTTGTCGCACCTCTTGCACCGGTAGCACCACAGCCTATACACCGCACAACGTAATAGTCATCCGTGCCGATGAGCTTGTTATGCTCCATCTGCCATTGCACATACGCATCACTGGTACACGGTGTTATTGTCATCACTTCTGGAAAAGAGCTTAAGTCTTTTCCGCAAAACGGACACGCTTTTAACTCTTTTGTCATTTTTATACCTCCTTCACATTTACGAATACCCCTACCCTGTCGCCGTACCACTTGCTTATCCTACACTCAACCACTTGCTTGTCATCGTGATAAGCCAAGCCATTAAGGCTGTCTAGTATAATCTTAGCTATATTGTCGGTGTCGGGCTTAATGGTAGGTCTTAACTTGCCCTCGATTGCCGCAGAGCGTTTCTTTTTGCTCCAACTTTTTGGTATTTCGAAATATGCGACTATATCAATGGCAATGCCACTAACACCACCGAAAATCGGAAATTGAAGCCCTTTTTTATGTAAAATTTGTAAAAATGACATTTTAATCATCGTTTCATAGGCTTTTGTGTTACTTGGTGTGTATGTATGCCCTTGTCGGGTAAACCTCGGTCTTGCTTTCCCCTGTGGCTTACCCTCAACAAAAAACTTAATCTGCATCCTCATCCTCCCTAACCTTTACAATCCTATAGCCTCGTCTTTTACCACTACCTCGCCCACGGCTGTATACAGCATTCACAGGTATACCAAGCTTTTTGGCGACGAAAGCACCGCCACCCACCACAATGGGTAGCTCATACCTGTCGGCGGTGACAGCCATATATATTGTCTTACTCATCCGTCACCACCTCCGTGTGCATTGAAAAAGCTTTTGAATTCTGCCTCATAGTTCAGAGCGATGTTAAATATAATGCTCTGAGTATAACGCTTCGGGTTATGTATATTTTGGTCTGCATTAAGCTTGTCTAGCTTAATCTTTATTAGCTCAATATGCTCGTATCTCATTTTTAGCAGTGTATCAACTACAAGGCTTTTGGGATACTGCCTATTGCCTATCACCACATCTCCCCTTGTCAGCACTAAATCAACAGCTAAGCTTATAATCTCATCTACAACCTTGCTCTCATTGCTTTCGACAAAGCTTTCATAGCTGATGTTATCCTTGAGTTGAGATATAAAATCACAAATAGTCAGTCCGTCATTCTTGTCTGTCGGCGTGAATATCGGCGTTGTTTTCGGCGTATGATTATGACTGACGGATAGATTGACTTTATTGTCATTCTTTATATTCTTATATTCTTTATATTCTTCTCTAGGTGTTATCTGCCTGTTATCTGCCTGTTGAGTGCCTGTTAAGTGCCTGTTAAGTTGCCTGTTATCATCCCTTCCATCATCTTGATAAAACTGCTGATTTACTGTGGTTATCAAGCTATTTTTGTCTGTTAATTCGCCTGTTAAAAAATCAAGTTTTTCATTCTTGTTAGTGGTTATACGTTGATTATTGCCTGTTAAGTGCCTGTTATCTTGGCTGTTATCCTCTTCGTCATTAGCTTGATAAAGTCTCCAATTTACTATAGTTATAAGCCTGTTTTTGTTTGTTGATTTGCCTGTTAAAAAACCAAACTTTTCAAATCTTGTTAAGGCTGTCCTTACCTTTTGGGCTGTTATCTCATTGCTGTTGCATTTTTCAACGATACCCGGAAGGGATGTTATAAACTGCCCTGGTTGCACCTCGTACACTTCACCGTCAAACTCCCATTTCTTCGGAGAGTGGTTAGCCATACACAGCAAGGTGATGAGTATCGTCCGTTGCTCAAGCGTGCTGTTTATCCATATGGGCTTGTCTATAAGCGCCCTATGTAGTTTTATCCACCCATTCAAGGCTCTACCTCCCCTCTTAATAATCAAAATAATCTTTGTAGCTCAATTCAAAATAAAATCGAATGAGCTACAAAGTAAAAGGGGACTAATTAAGCTAATATTACAACATCCGTATCCTTAAACGCATCCTCGAGGTATGTCTTAATTCTCTTACAGGCTTCTATCTTCCAAGCTCCACCATCTGCTTCAAATAATGCGAATTTTATTTCTTTAGTATCGTTCTCAAACGGATTACTTGATTCTTTTGCTCTGAATATAAAAGCACTTGATACTTGACTGATTTCAACGAAGGTTCTAAAAGGGGCAAGAACCACAGGGTTAGGTAATATCGTATCCTCCTGCAAGACAACACCCTTATTGGTATGCACCGTCTGTGTAATACCGTTATCGCTCTTAGTCTGCACATCGCTTGTTTTTACGTTGCCGACAATACTAAGGAGCTGTCTTGTAACATCACTTTGACAAAATCTACTTTGCAGTAAAATGTTAAAGTTCTCGCTGTCATAATACTCATCATATCTTATATCAGGTAGTAACGCATTAGCATAGCCTATATAAGTTTTTTCACCATCAACAGGATTATCAGTTTCAAAAGCCTCTACTGATGTAGGACTTGTAATATGTATATACAGTCTCTTATACTCATACAGTTTGTCTCTTATCACCTGAGCCTTAATATAGTCCACAAAGCTTGTCAGGGTATCCATCTTAATTGGTTTGCTCGTTCTTCTTACATATGGTGTTATACGGCTTAAGCGTTTATCCGTATACATCTCACCGTTCACATTAATAACTTCTGCTTTATTAAGACCTACAATATACTCTAATGCCTCTTTTATCATAACAATATCCTCCTTATTCAGCTTTAAAATTAACTATATTCTGCTTAAAAGCATTATCTTCCAATATCTCCCCAGTTTCTTCATCAATAGCCATCTGCCCCGGGATCTGATTGTGATATTCTGCTGCCACCAACACCTTGCCGTCAGATCCAATTATCATCTTAGTCTTAGTTCCTACGGTTGGAGCAAGTGAAGTTTTGGGAGTTATCTCTACACCTACCAAATCCCTACTGTCATCAATTGGCTTAAACTTAAGCTCAATCACGAGCTTTCTAGCCGCCTTAACCTCTGTATTAGGGTCGTTAATATTCTCGACTATTCTATCAAGTTCATGCTCAAATAATTCCTGTAAACCACCGCCTGCCATTTCTGACAATATCATTTTATTAACGCTCATACAATTTGCCTCCTATTCAAAACGGTACTCGGTCATCATCATCCTCTACAGGATGAAAGCCGTAGTCCTCATTCCCTGCCGTGTCCCCTGTGGCGCTGCTCTGATTCTTACTCTCGCAGAACTCAAACTCCTCAACAATAACATCGGTAGAATACCTCTTGTTACCGCTGTTATCCGTCCAGTCGCTGACCTGTAGCCTACCCGTCACGGCTATACGGTTGCCCTTAGTGAAATACTTGCCTATGCTCTCTCCGCGCTTACCGAAACATACACAGTTTAGGAAGTCCGCTGTCTTCTCCCTGTCTTTGCTGTACGGTCTGTCCACAGCTATACTAAACCGACAAATAGCCATCGGCTCAGCCGCCTGTGTATACCGTACCTCAGGATCTCTTGTCATTCGACCTAATAATATAACTTTGTTCATTATTTCCCTCCTAAACAAATTTCTAGCCCTTTATCTGCAATATAAGTCGGTATACCTGTCTCACGCTCGACAGTCGCCTTAAACTCATCAGCTTTGCTATGGTCATTGCTGAGGTGTATGAGAGTGATAGTCTCCACCTCACTTAAATCGTTAGCTCTTAAAGCCTCTATACAAGTTGTTAAGCTCATGTGTGAACTTAACAGTCTCTTTTTACGACTTGCATTCGCTTCAGACACACTTAATATCTCGTCTGAGTAGTTACATTCGATTAATATGTGTCTTAAGTGCCTAAATGTATTCGGCAAATAGTAGGTATCTGTTGCAAATAACATATTGCCAACCTCGGCAATATGTATTAAATACCCCACAGGCTCGCTACAATCGTGTTTTGTATTAAAAGCAAGTACATTATACTCACCAACTAAAAACGGCTCTATGGGCGTAATTTTGTGCAAATATGGACTATCTACTTGCATACCATCTACTGTACCTCTCGAAGCATAGCACTTAATACCATTCTGCAAATACTCTTTTATGTATTTACAATGGTCTTTGTGTTCGTGAGTAATAATACATCCAACCACCTTGCTTATATTGTAGTCAAGAGCTTTTTTAACTTCTGACAACCTTACTCCTGCCTCGATAATAAGGCAGGAGCTGTCCGTTTCGAGCAAGTAGCCGTTTCCTGCGCTACCGCTCGCCAATACCATCAATTTAACCATAATATTTAAAATGCAGGCTGTTCGGGCAAGTCATTAAAGCCGTCATCAGCAGGTGTTGGTATAGGCTCTGACGGTGTATCTATCACATTGTCAAAACCAATTTCATTGGCATTTGCGTTCTGCGATATTTCACTTTGTACATCAACGTAGATGCTGTCAATGCTATTCTTAGACACATCGTTGATAACTGCCGTATCGGCTGTGTACGCCCTCTGCAAATCAACGCTCATAATACCCCATTTGCTGATAAGCTGACGGAGCATCGTTTTCATAGCCATACCGTCAAAGTCCTTGTACCAAAACGATGAGTAAAGCCATTCGTCCGCTTTATCATAATTGCCTGCTTCATAATCGGCAAAAGAAACAATCTGCTTTACCTTACCTCTTATAGTCTTGGTATAGCCATCTGCCGAAAAAGCGGCGCTATACTTGTCAGCGTGGCTCAACATTTTTTCTTTGCTCCAATAAATAGCCTTCTTAAAGCCATTAGTATACTCGAACATAGCATAATAGCCCACAGTAGCCGCCTGCTCCCTTGTCCTCCCATCATTGATAAGGTCAACAACTATATCCTCGCTCAGTGGATTCCAACTTACAAGCTCGCCCTCTTTGATTGCAAGCACATTAAGTTTTTTATATTGACCACTACGGATCGCAAGCTGTATATACCCCTTGTATCCAAGCTGAAATTGTGCCTCTGTGGTCTGTGTCTTGTTGTTCTTGTACGGTACCATATAAAATTGACCGAGCTGTGGGCTAGGAGACAATTTCAAGCTCTCACCCAATAAAGCTGCATTTAAAAGGCTTGGATGTGTACACTCCCTCAGAGCTGGTGTTGCCGCTGTAGCGGAAACAATGCTACTAATAAACCTCGGTGCATCAATAGTACCTACCATTTCAATAATTTTGTTCTTGTTACCAGGCATTGTCAAAAAAGTTGAAAAGGTGGAATCATTTCTTGAATTAGTTAATGTATTAGCCATATTATGCTACCTCCTTATTAATATCTATAATCTTCTTGTCCTCACTTACATCCTTATCGTCAAACACTCTTAGGTAAATTGTCTGACAGCATAACTTCAACGGCTCAGTTATACGCTCCTTGTTGTCAATAAATACAGGTGCTTGAATATCATAGAACTTTTGTAAAGTGTTTACAATGTCAAGTCCGGCGTTTATCTTCGAGGAACCATTCAGATCATCATACGGCACGCCGTTTATTGTTGGTGTACAGCACTCTGTAAAACCGCCATTTATTTGATGGTCATACAGTTTAAACTTAACAAGCTCAAACTTGCCGTTGACCGCTTTATCAAGCAAGTCAATTTTGAGTTTAGAGAAGTCTTCAATGTAGTCCTCTTCCTTTTCAATGTCTGCAACCGCCTGAGCCTTAGTCTTTGCATCAGCTTCAAGCTCGGCAATTCTCTGTTTTTGCTTTTCAGCTGCAAGGGCTTCAATCTTTTCATTATCTAAGACAATAAGCCGAGCATTAATATTGTCAATCTCCGTTGTATCAACAATATTACTTTCAGCCGCCGCCTTAGCCTCTGCAATCTTAGCAAGGTAAGGAGATTCGTCAAATCCACCCACATCCTCCAACTTAGGAGAATAGCTTTCGATTGCATTAAGTTCAGCCTTAAGCTCCTCAATGTGAGCTTGCTTTTCGGTTATCTTAGCCTCACTGTCCTTAACTAACTGCACATACTTAGCACCAGTTGCATTTATCTCAGTGAGCCTAGCCTTCTGGTCCTCGTAAAACTTAACACGCTTTGTGTTGTACTCAGCTTTCAATTCTTCGAGCTTTTCCGTCTCCCACGCCCTGCCACAGCAAGGACAAACATCATTATCAAACAGCGGATACTGTTCCTTGCGTATCTCGGTGTATTCAACACGTTTCTTTTCAATAACTTGATTACTATATGCAATATCATTTTTAAGCTCCCTGATAGCCTTTTCTGTAAGCTTAATCTTGTCACCAACCTCTTGGATCCGAGAGTTGTGATCATAGACAAGCTTGTTATTCCTAGCCTTCGCATCAGTAGTCTTAGCGTTATATTCAGCTCTTGCTTGTTCTAGCTCAATTTCAGCCGCTCTAACCTTACTAGCACCGCCGCCTTGCTTAAGGTGTGCAATCTCAGCATTTGCCTTTGTAAACTCAGCTCTAGTTGATGCAATATCAGCCTCAATCTCCTGAACGGCTCTATGCTCCTTAATGCTCCTGTTAACCTCGTCTATTCTCGCCGGTATAAGGTCAAGCTCCTTTTTGAGCTTTGTCTTATTCTTTGCAAGCTCCTTAGCTCTATCGGCTAAGGTCTTACCACTGTTTAGTATCTTAATAACAGCCTCCTTGCCGTATTCGGTTGCAAGTGTACCATCATCTGGAATACCCACCATCTTCATTAATATCTGTCGCTGTTCCTGCGTCTTAAGGCTAACAAACGCAGCTGGGTTAGTTGCAAGCTTAAACAGCTCCTCGTCAATCCAATCAGCAATACGGCTGTTATAATCAGCCATCTTACAAGGTACGCCATCTATCTCATAGACTGTCTCATTACCTTTGTAAATCTCTTCAGCCTTGCCCCTCTCGGTCTGCCACTTCTCCCTGAGGGTTCTCGACAGTGTCTTAGCCACTCCATCTACTGTCATTGTAGCTGTTACACTGTGCTCAATGCGATGTATCTCATCACCGTTGGCATCGTAGGTCTTAATGCCAAAGTCTTTTTTACCCTGACTATCTTTGCCAAATAACAACCACAAAAAGGCATCAAATAGCGTTGTCTTGCCCGAAGCATTGGCTCCCCTAATTTCCGTAATTCCATCATCAAACTCAATTGTTCGACTTTTTATACCCTTAAAGTTTGTAAGAGTAAGCCTCTTAAGTATAATCTTCATTGACAAAACTCTCCTTTCATCATATAATCAAGTTATAGTTTTTTTATAAGATTACCTTTCTTTTGGCACATTTGATTTGCTCGGTCGAATGTGCCTTTTACTTTTCACAGCCCTGCCCAAAACTCTTCATAAGCGTGGACAAAGCGCTTTTGCCAAGCTTCTTTCCTAAGCTTTCTGATTCTTTCATTGTCAAGCTCAATGTTTACCTTGCTCCTCTGCCACTCAATCCATTCAATCAACAGCTTGTACCCCAACCTTGCTACGATACATAACCCGAATATACCAAGCTTTGGCACATAGTCAATCGGCAACAATATGATCGCTAACATTATGTACTTCATCTCAAATACTCCTCCTTCAATCTTTTATTCATCATATTAACCTGCCTCTCTAACAGCACTACAATATTCTGTAATGCAACACTGTTCGCTACCGATAATACATCGGTCTCCATTAGTTCACTATCAATGACAGCTATAATAGGGTCCATTACACTCTCAATAACATCAATGCTCGCTCTCAAACTCTCTCTTCTCTTTGCATTCATCGTACTCCTGTACCTCCTCATAATGTACTGTTACTCTCACACCTGCGCTCACTCTTGTCAGGTGTTCCTTCACTATCTTGGCATAGCAAGCCTCACAAACCATAGCATCTGTTACCTTGCCCACAAGCTTATACGGCTTGCCGCACAAGCGACACTTAACGTTCATTGTCTCACCTCTCAGCAATCAACTACCTTAACAGACTTAATGCTGTTATTAATATAGCTTCTACCCTTAAGCCTCTCAGCTGACATAATAAGATTTTCAACCTCACTTCTTAAAATGTTGTCGCCTTCAATCAACTTTTCAGCTGATGCTGAAAGCATATCAATGCTCAAGCTTGCCTCACCGATAACAACTTCACTATTCTCCGTTGCTACAGTGTTGTAGCGGACAATTACTGTCTCCATAGTTGTGTAATCCGTGCTCAAAAATTTCTTCATCACTTACATCCTTTCTCTTTAGTCTTTCTGAGCCGCCCGATAGCCTCTCACCCACCATATCAGGCAGATGGCAAACCAGGCGGCATATACCTTAACTATTAGTCCCATAATAACCTCTCACGAACACTCAGCCAGCTTTCTGATGCTTTTTAAAGCTCCCATAGCCTTTTCATACTCAGCCAGTAGCTTGTCATATTCTGCCACCGGTACATAAGTTCTCTTAACTATAATACGCCAGTCACCATTCTCGCCATCTCGGTAACAATCCAAATGCCCGTTACGACAATCATTTGCCACCGATGCAGCTGACTTCTTTTTACCGGTTATGCCGGATATGTAGTCCGCATATTGCTTAGTTGACATTTCGGTTATATCGTTTCTGAACATAATCTTTCACCTCCCTTCGTAGCATAAGTTGCATTATGCAACTGGTTCAGCAAAAAAATAAGCCCTAAAATCAGCATCTTCAATTTCTAAAACTTCAGCAATAATATTTGCCTCTCTAAGCTTCATAGGTCTAATATTATTTAACTTCTGATTTACTGTACACGGTGCAATTCCTATAGCTTTTGCTAAATCTTCCTGAGTTAACCCAAGTTCTACAAGCCTTGCTCTGATTTTATTAGTGTTAACCATTTTTATCACCTCCCTCCGTTGCAATACGCAACTTACATTAGTATATTAGCATACAATTTTGATACTGTCAATAGCATTATGCAACTTTTATTTTAAATTTTGAAATTAATTATTGCATTATGCAACACTTTATGTTAAAATTTCAGTAGGAGGTGATTAAGTGGAAGATAACGTTAAAATTGGCAAGAGAATAGAGTCAAGGCGAAAAGAAATCGGCTACACTCAAGAACAAGTTGCAAACTCAATTGGTGTTGTTAAATCTACAATACAGCGTTATGAAAAAGGTCTTATAAAAGAACCTAAACTACCAATTCTTCAGGCTATAGCTAGAGCAATACAAGTCAATCCTGAATGGCTTATTCTCAAAACTGATATCAAAGAATTGCCTACCGATACACAAAAGCAACTACTTATCTCAAACTATGATAAGTTGAATGACCTCGGCAGGAAAAAGCTTGTCGACTACTCTAATGACCTAATTTCATCAACGAATTATCTATAGTTGCTCTAAAAATATAAGGAGGGATTTTTATGAAAAAATGTGTATATTGTAACGAAAACATACGAGATACAGCTAGTTTCTGCGATCACTGTGGCCAAGAACAGCCCATCGAAGTAAATAATAGCAAATCTCCGTCTCAATCTATCTTTCAGTATCTAGTTGAAAAATTTAAGACAAATGGCATAATTTCAAAGACTTGGTTTACTTGTTTAATGTTATACTTGTTTTTCCCTATTGGTTTGTACTTAATGTGGAAATATAAAAAGTTTAATTACACAGTTAGAGTAGTTATCTCTGTAATATTTGCTGTATTATCTTGTTGGGCAATATATTATAATTTGCAATTTTCTGCACAAGGAATTTAAGTTTTAATATTTATACGAGGGGGAAACATTATGAATCAAAACAACATTGAGAAGAAATTAAAATCCTATAAAATCTATAAAACACTATTGATTATAACCGGTGTATTAATAGCCTTGGGAGCTGTTGTAAGTCTTATTTGCTTTATACCTCTTGGGTTATTGTTAGGCGCTGTTTCGGTGCTATGTTTTTTGTCTTCAGCCCAATTCACAAATGCAATTTCTGACCTTAGTATTGTTGCTAAAATATCAGATGTAGGGGAATTTTTCAACGCTTCTGAGGAAATTGCCAAGGCAAGAGCTGAACATGAAAATTATATTGCACAAGAAAACAAAAAACACAACGAATATATTGCTTCAACAAATAAAGAGCTTGAAAAGGTAAAAGAAGAAACCGAGAAATTAAAAGTTGATTTAAAAAAATTAAATTCTGAGGCATCTCAAAAGAAAAACGAAATAATAGTCCTTGATAATCAAATTCTATTACAAGAATTCGGTTTATATACTCCTGTTTACGACCTTGTCAACTCAGAAGAATACAAGAATAAACTAGAGCTTGTAAGGACAAAACAAAAAGAAATGATAAGGAATGATACAGCTGCTACATATAGCACCACATTCACATTAAATAATAGTGCTGCTCAAGGTAAAAAAATGGTCAAGGATAATGTCAAGCAAATACTCCGTTCATTCAATAATGAGTGCGAAACATTAATTGATAAGGCTAAATTTAATAACGTTGAGGCTATTCGAAGCCGTATTATGAAATCATACGAAACACTTAATAAGTTAAATGTTCTTATGAATATTAAAATTTCTAATGGTTATCTGGAATTAAAATTGCAGGAACTTAACCTTGCTTATGAATACGCACTAAAGAAACAACAAGAGAAAGAGGATGAAAAGGAGAGACGTGCCGAGTTACGTGAGGCTGCTAAGCTTGAGCGTGAGTTGGCCGAAGAGCGTAAAAAGATAGAGAAAGAACAACAGCACTACCAACAAGCATTAAAAAATATATTAGAACAACTTAACAACTCTACATCTGAGAACAAGGCTGAGCTTGAGGCTAAAAGGGCTGAGATAGAGGGACATTTAACTAAAATTGATACATCTATAAAGAATATCGACTACAGAGAAAGCAACCAAAAAGCAGGTTATGTATATGTTATATCTAATATAGGTGCATTTGGTGAAAATGTGTATAAGATTGGTATGACAAGACGATTAGACCCTATGGACCGTGTAGATGAGCTCGGTGATGCCTCCGTTCCATTTAACTTTGATGTACACGCTATGATTTTTTCTGATAATGCCCCTGCTCTTGAGGCGGCATTGCATAGAGCTTTTGAGAATAAAAAACTTAATATGATAAACACACGCCGAGAATTCTTTAATGTAACATTAGAAGAAATTGAAGAAGTTGTTAAAGCTAACTTTGATAAAACAGTTGAGTTTGTTAAAAATCCACCCGCAGAACAATATAGAGAAAGTTTAAAAATCAAAGAAAACTTAGATGCATAAAAATTTACAAAGATGATTTATTCAAAATTAAAGCTATAAAAGCCCCTTTTCGGGGCTTTTTGAATAAGGAGATATAAAAATATGCCAATATATCAAAATAACGATAAAAACGGTGTAAATGTAGCTATATATATCAGAGTATCTACCTTACACCAAATAGATAGAGATTCGCTGCCGATGCAGCGTGAGGACCTTTCTGCTTATGCAAGGTTTATTCTTAAAGCTGATAATTTTACTATATTTGAAGATGCGGGCTATTCAGGAAAAAATGTACAGCGACCCGAATTTCAAAAGATGATGAGCAAAATAAGACAAAGACAATTTACACACTTGCTTGTGTGGAAAATTGACCGAATATCAAGAAACTTACTTGATTTTGCTACAATGTACAACGAGTTAAAATCACTGGGTGTAACATTTGTAAGCAAG